GTAGGAACAACAGATTACACGCTTATAGGTGCAGTTGCTAATACTGTAGGCGTATTATTTACAGCTACAGGTGTAGGCTCAGGCACGGGTGTAGCCATAGATATGGCAGCATCAGCAGCAGCATTAAAGACTATAGACACGCTTGTAACTACAATGGATGACAGACTATATAAAGGCGGTAAGTTTATCTTTGGTGGTGTGCGTGATGCTAAGATTATTACCTTTACAGGCACTAATGCTACAGCTAGTATTACTACAAACGATTTAGAGTATGGATATAACTCTGTGCTTACTCTTATTAGACCTTCTGTAGATAATGGCTCTGCAAGCGTTTCTGTGGCTTCTAGACGTATGTTAGACGATACTATTACATTTGGCTCTAGTGTATCTGCAAGTGAAGAAGATAGATGTGCTGTAAGAAGTGCAGGTCGTTATCATAGAGTAAACTTTGTGCCTACAGGTGCTAACTGGTTCTCTGCTATTGGAATGGATATAGATTACTCTGAACAAGGAACTAGATAATGGCTCGTAGTGATATGTACCGCAAGCTACCTTTTCAAGGTGGTGATGCCAGAAGTGTAGCAGAAATAGTAAACAACCTTGTAGAAGGTAAGTCTAATAATACAGGCTCTTTCTCAACTACTGTTAGCACTACAACTACTACGCTAAGTGATGAACGTATAGGCTTTAACTCAGTCATTGTAATTATGCCACTAGACAGTAACTCTGCTGCTGAACTTATAGATGTTTACTTTGATACCTTTGCACAAGGTTCTTGCACAGTCCATCATGGAAGTCATGGTGTTTCAAGGAATTATCGTTATATAATAGTAGGATGATATTACACTACATACCTAAAGACCAACTTAGGACTCATTGGGAGTTTATTAAACATGGTCTTGAAATAGTCAGAAGCAAAGGTAATCCTGAGTGGTTAGCAGAAGATGTTTACTGCGATTGTTACGAACAACGCTCTATGGTATTTATAGCTATCACCGATAACAAACCTTATGGCTTTGTCGTATTACAACCTATGGGTAATGCACTTCATGTATGGGCAGCATGGTCATCTATTAATCACGAATTACTACTTCAAGAAGCATGGCAAGAAATTCAAGCAATAGCAAAACAAGGCAGTAAGACAAGAATTACTTTTACATCTCAAAGACGTGGCTGGGATAAAAAAGCTCTACACATGGGTTTTAAACCTTCAACATGGGAATTTACACTTTAAGGAAAGCAACATGAAATTATTTGGTTACGATTTAGGACATAACAATTCATTTAAAGATAAAATGTATTGGCTTATTACAGGGTTTATGACTCATAATGGGTTTATGTTATGGGGTGGTGGTGGAAGTCCGCAACAACAAACAACCACATCTGGTATTGACCCAAGCATGAGACCTTATGTTGAAAGAGGTTTATCAGAAGCTCAAAAGCTATACGAAACATATACACCTGAATATTATAAAGGTGCTACATACGTAAGCCCATCTGCACAAACAGAGTCAGCACTTACTATGGCAGAAGCTCAAGCAAGAGCAGGAAGCCCTTTGATTAACCAAGCTCTAGCTCAACAACAAGGTGCAGTTAGTGGTTCATACTTAGGTGCTAACCCTTACCTTGCAGCAGCATTAAAGCCAGGACAAGAAGCAGCTACACAAGCATATAACCAAGCTATTGGTGGCACTCGTAGTCAAGCATCTCAAGCAGGTCGTTATGGTTCAGGCGCACAAACACAATTAGAAGGTCTATCACAACAAAACTTAGCTAACGCTTTAGCTAACCAAGCAGGTCAAGCAGCATATCAAAACTATGCTTCAGAACGTGGCATGCAAGAACAAGCAGCTAGATTTGCACCTCAAATGGCACAAGCAGCTTATCAACCTATTAACCAACTATTACAAACTGGTCAAGCTCGTGAAGACTATTCTCAAAAAGCATTGCAGTCAGAAATTGACAGATTTAACTTCCAACAAAACTTGCCATATCAAAGACTCGCACAATTTACTTCTACAGTAGCTGGTCAACCATTAACTACACAATCAACAACAACAGGTAGTGGTGGTGGCAAGATTGTATGTACAGCTATGAATGCTGAATATGGATTTGGTAGTTTCCGTAACGCTATTTGGTTAGCTCAATCTAAAGACTTAGACCCAGCATACGAAAAAGGTTATCACACTCTATTCTTGCCATTAGTAACCTATGCTTACAAGACTGGTGAAAAGAATGCCCTACAACGCATTTTAAGGGGTGTTTTAGAGCATATCGCAAGACACCGTACTGCTGATATATGGAAACAAAAAAGAGGTAAAACTAGAGATAATATTGGCATGATTTATCGTGCTATTTTAGAACCCATTTGCTATGTAGTAGGAAAGGTAGGCAGATAATGAGTGACCCAATAACAGCAGCAGCTATAGGCGCAGGTATAAGTGGTGGCACATCTTTATTACAAGGTAAAAGCGTAGGTAAATCATTAAAAAATGCAGCTATAGGTGCTGCATTAGGTGGTACTGGAGGCTATCTAGGTGGAGCTATGGGTGGCGCAGGTGGAGCAACATCAACTGGTGCTAATTTAATAGATGATGCAGCTCAACTATCTGGTGTAACAGCAGAGGGACTTGTATTTAACCCAGCTACAGGAACATTTTTAAATCCACAATACTTTGCAGGTGCTACATCTGGCATGCCATTATATACAGGCGCTGGAAGTGCATTATCTCAAATAGGCACAGGCTTAGGTTCTTTAGGTAGTAACATTAGTAATGTTATGCCAGGTGATGTTCTTATGGGCAATCCATTAGGATATGGCAAATTAGCATTAGATACTTATGGTACTATGAATCAATCACAAGCTCCATTACAGCCATCCGCAATGCAAAACGCACAACAACTTATTGGTCAGCCAAACGCTGTACCTACTCCACAGTTTAATAGTTTATTACAACCATCACGCAGACCAATTTTAATAGGATAAATCATGGCAATACAAGATTATTTAGGTGGACTTAATATCTTTGGCACACCAATTCCAACAGGTATTTTAGACCCACAGCAAGAAGACAAGCTACGTAATCAAGCATTGGTTTCAGGTATTATTGGAACTGCCGCTAATTACTTGGCTCAACCTAAAAACTTAGGAGCTGGCTCTGCTTTACCATATTTAGCTAAAGCGTATATTGGTGGTATGGGTTCATCTCAAGGTACAGTTGATACTGCATTAAACAACTTATACAGACAACAATTACTAGCAGGTAGAAATCAAGATAAATTATATAATGTAGATGGTACATTAGTAGATGAAGCTGGACAAGTTGTTTATCAATCACCTACAAAACAACAAGAAAGAAAAACAGCAGTAGTTGATGGTGTATTAGTTGATGCTAATACTGGTGAAGTTGTTTATAAATCACCTCAAGAAGCTCGTGGTCAAGCTAGTCAATCTAGTGATATTCAATTAATTAATAGATATAATGAAACTTTTGCAAAATATCAACAAGACCCTAAAAACCCATTATTAAGAAATGAAGTTAAAGCATTAGAACTTAAATTAGGTTTACAACAGCCACTAGCAGCACCACAAACACAAGCTGAAATTGTTAAGAAAAGTCTTACACCATTAGAAACTAAAGTAGAAGAAAAGTCAGCACAAGATTTAGTAGACTTTACTATTGGCGGTGGATTCTCTGATGTGCAAAAAGGTTTATCTCAATTAGAAATTGCTAAACAAACACTTCAACAACAACCTGAAGGTAGAATTACAGGTAAATTAGTTGGCGCACAAGATGATACAGGTTTGCTTAAATATACAAACCCAACAGCTCAAGATACTAAAGAACAAGTGCAAGAAATTGCTCAACGTAATTTAAGACTTATCTTAGGTCCACAGTTCACAGCAAAAGAAGGTGAAGCATTAATTAACCGAGTATATAACCCTGCATTACCACAAAGCGTAAATGTTAAACGTCTTGATTTATTACAAGAACAAATGACAAGTGCAGCTAAAACTAAACAAGAAGCAGTTGATTACTACAATACAAATGGCACATTAAAAGGTTTTAAAGGTAAGTTATATAACAGCACTAGCGACTTTTTAAATGAATATAATTCTAAAATAAAAGGCACAGAAAAAGCAGGACCAACACAATCAATGCCAGCTTCTACAGGCTTTAAAGAAGGCATGAGAACAAAGTCAAAAAGTGGTAAGCCAATGATATTTAGAAACGGTCAATGGGAGTATGAATAATGGCTAGAGTTCCTTTAGAAGACTTGCCTAATAATTTAGTTCCTGCAAGTGATTTACCTAGCAGCATAGTTCCTGAAGATGACCTACCTACTTCTATTCTTAAAAAAGAAAGAAGCATGACAGAAAAGATAGGTCGTGGTTTAAGTTCAGTTGCTAGAGGTGCAGCAGTACCATTAACAGGCGCAGCAGCAGGCGGAGCTTTAGCAGGTCCAGCAGGTGCAGTTGCAGGCTCACTAGCTTTACCAGCAGCAGAACTAATTACTAAAGGTTTAAATGCAGTATTACCTGATAAATATGATATTCCATCTCCTACCGCACAAGTAGAAAAAGGTTTAACTAGACTAGGTTTTCCACAACCAGAAACACAAACAGAAAGAGCATTACAAGTAGGTGGTGGTGCTTTAGGTGGTGTAGCAGGTCAAGTAGGTGCATTAGGTCAATTAGCACAAACAGCAACAAGTCCTGTAGCTCGTGGTGTTGCACAAACATTATCACAACAGCCAGTTAGACAAGTTGCAGCAGCATTACCTGTAGGTGCTACATCACAATATGTGGCAGAAGAAACAGGTAGTCCTTTAGTAGGTATGGCAGCAGGTATTGCAGCAGGTATACCATTTGCTATGGGTGCTAAAGGTACATTACAAGCTCCTACTGTTCAAGAATTAAAAGGACAAGCTGGTCAACAATATAAGTTTGCTGAAGATGTAGGTGCAGTATTTAAAAAGAACTCTTATAACCAATTTGCTAATAAACTAGAATCAACATTAGCTAAAGAAGGTTTAGATAAAACATTACAGCCTAGAGTATTTGCAGCATTAGAAAGAATTAAAGATACAAAAGGTGGCAATGTAAGCCTTGAAAATATGGAAATATTAAGACGTATTGGTCAATCTGCAGGCTCTAGTATAGACGCATCTGAAAGACGTTTAGCAAGTATTTTAGTAGATAACCTAGATGACTTTGTAGAAACAGCTCAGCCTGGTCAATTAGCTAAAGGTTCATCTGAAGCTGTTAGAGCTTTAACAGACGCCAGAGATTTATGGAAGCGTGCTAAGAAAACAGAAATTATTGATGACTTAGTAGCAAGTGCAGAATTACGTGCTGAAGCAAACTTCTCACAATCAGGTATGGAAAATGCACTAAGACGTAAATTAGTTAATTTAGCTGATAACCCTAGAGCATTAAGAGCATTCACTAAAGAAGAACAAAATGCAATTAAAGTTGCTGCAAAAGGTGGTCCTACACAAAACTTATTAAGATTTGTAGGTAAACTAGCTCCTACAGGTATTGTATCTGGTGGTGGTTCTGTTGGCTTAGGATACTTAGCTGGTGGTCCAATAGGTGCTATAGGTTTGCCATTAGCAGGTGGTATTGCTAGACAAGGTGCTACACAATTAGGTTTGCGTAACATAGAACAATTGCGTAATAGACTTGCTACAGGCAATGCTCCTATCCCACAAGTATCTACAAGAGGTCTTATTGGTGGTAGAGAATTAGCAGCTCCAATTATTAACCCTATTACCGGTTTATTAAACGAAGGACAACAATGAGTAACGAAATAGACCCAATACAATATGGTCAGCTAATTGCCCAGGTTAGAAACCTACAAGACAAGGTAGATAGTATGGAAACAGACATAAAGTCGCTTCTAGAGCTTGCCAACAAGTCTAAAGGTGGTTTCTGGGCAGGTATGGCAATCGCTTCTGCTATCGGTGGCTTTATAACATTCATTGTTAATCATTGGATGGCAAAATAAAATGTGGATTACAGAGCAAAATATAAGCAATCTTTATTCTGCTCTAATTGACATGCCGATATTTGATGAGTTTAAACTTCCTCCCGCTTCCCGCGTTGATTTCGTAGTGTTGCATGACGATACTATATGTGGGCAATATGAACCACCAGAACAAGGTGAGCCTCATGTTATTACTATATCTACTGCACGTCACTCTCATCTATATCCTGTCATGATGACTTTATGCCATGAGATTATCCACATGTGCGTATATCTAGACTCACCTAAAACAGAACAGTATGCTAGTCACAAAGGTTTATTCTTAAAACTACAAAAGCGTGTAGCCAAGATGTATGGCTTTGACCCTAAAGAATTATAAGGAGAATATCATAGACCCAATTACCATGTTATCTGCTTTTGCTCCAGTCGTAATGGACTTAGGCAAATCTCTTATTAATCGTTTTGTAGCACCTGACCAATTTAAACCAGCTACTATAGAACAATATGCTCAAATGAAAAACATTGACTTAGAGTTCTTTAAAGTAATGAATGAAGCAGGTTCAGGTAACCCATCTTATCCTTGGGTAGAAGCTATTACTAGACTTATGAGACCTATGATTGGTCTTATCGTATTAGGCACATGGGCTACAATGCACTTAAAAGGCATATCTACACAGGAAGTGGATAACTTTGCTAGTGCTGTAGGATTCTACTTGTTTGGTGAACGCAGTTTGTTCTATATTAAAAAGAAATGATATTTCTAAACATACTTAACTTTATTGGTTTATCTATACTTAAACTTATTATAGTGGGACTACTATTTATAGTCATGGGTATTGCTTTAGTATTTATGGCAATTATGGATTACTTAACTCGTGCATTAGAATATATTAATTCATATGTTAATTGAAGTAAAAAGGTTTGAATTTAAAGATACGCATACAGTAGGAAAGATGTATGTAGACGGTGTATATGAGTGTTATACGTTAGAAGATGTAGTTAGAAATGGCACTAAAGTTTTAGGTAAGACTGCTATCCCTACCGGTGAATATAAACTCATTATAGACGCTTCTGTACGCTTTAAACAGGACATGCCACACATACTAGACGTTCCTAACTTTACAGGTGTTCGTATTCATTCTGGCAACACTTCAGCAGATACAGATGGATGTATATTACTTGGCTCAACATGGGCAGGTAAAGACTTTATAGGTAACTCTAAAATAGCTTATAACAAGTTCTTTGACAAACTAAAGAAAGTTAAAACAGCTACAATTAAGATATGCTAGATTATCTTATCTGCGATATTCTTTGTGCTATAGACCACTTTAAATATGTATTACTCATGTTAATTATTTATCTAGTATATAATAAAGTATCTCAACATTAGAGACTACTATGAAAATATTACTTATTGATATAGAAGTAGCACCAAATACTGCTCATGTCTGGGGTATCTTTGACCAGAACATCTCTATAAACCAATTACTAGAGTCATCTTACACTCTTTGCTATGCAGCCAAATGGTACGGTGAGTCTAAAATTATGTTTGACTCTATTCAAAAATCTGGCAAACAAAAAATGCTAGACTCTGTGCATAAACTTCTTGACGAAGCTGATGCTATAGTCCATTACAACGGTTCTAGGTTTGACATACCAATACTACACAAAGAGTTTTTACTCTCTGGCATGCCACCTCCAGCACCATCCAAACAGATAGATTTATTACAAGTAGCTCGTAGACAGTTTAGATTTGTTTCTAACAAACTAGATTATGTTGCACAGGCTTTAGGATTAGGTAGTAAGACAGCACATGAAGGTCATACTTTATGGGTCAAGTGTATGAATGATGACCGTAAGGCATGGAAAATAATGGAAGAATATAATAAGAATGATGTTATATTACTTGAAAAAGTCTACGATAAATTCAAGGGTTGGATTAAACAACATCCAAATCATAACGCATACTCTGCTGACGTTTGTTGTCCTAATTGTGCTTCACGCAAATTACATTCTCGTGGAACTCAAAGAAGTAGAACTGCTATCTATCAACGCTTTCAATGTCAAAACTGCGGTAGCTGGGCAAGGTCTGCTAAATCAGAAAAAATTAGCAAAGATTCTTTAGTAAATATATAGGACAATTATGCAACGTTCAGATGTAGAGATTATCTGTAATCACATGCTAGGTAGAACTATCGTATCCTGTGAAGCATTACATGGAGATAGCACTATTGTCATTCAGTTAGATGATGACTCACTTATAGAAATTAGTGGCGAGGAATTATCTCTCTATAGTGAACTTACACCATTGGATGACTGATACCAAGCATCTATATAGTCTTTTAATCCTTCTATACCATTACCAAGAATAACAAGTTTATCCTCTGTAACCTTGTAAAACTTATCTACCTCAGTACCAGTATTATCACTATACCCATTTATAACTAACACAGTAAACTTATCTTGGTCTGCTAATGCTTTTAACAGTATCTTTTGACCTAGAGATATATCCTCATCTTCACGCTTCCACTCTCCAATAAGAAAGTTTCCACGTCTTTCAAAAACCATGTCAATGTTAGATGGCATAGCTTTTGGATTCTCTAGTATTACACCTCTTAAAAAGCCAAAGTCTGTATGACTAGCATACGCATTACGCATAGCATTAGACACAGATAACTATACCATTGCTACCTACTTGACAAATAGTTACAGAACCGTCTGGTGCCAATATGGTTGTAGTCTGACCAAATGATTGCTCTGTATAAAAGATAGCCAATGCTGCCATTACAACAACAAATATCCAATAGATTTTACTCATCATCAAACCTTTGTAATTGAGCTTCTAATTCCGGTGGAATTTCAACTCCATCATCTTTGGTAGCATCTAATAATTTGTTCTTATACCAATCAGACTTCTCTAAATCTTGTTGTGGATTATCTTTAAATGGATAACGTAAGTCATACTTGAGCTTACATCCTTTTAGATAACCAATATACTCTTCTTTAGTTAAACGACTTTTAATTACATCTATTGCTTCTATACCGCCCACTAAGTAATGCGGTGGTCTATTCACTAAATCAACCATTCTTATCCCCTTATAAAAAATAAATCAATTAACTGATAACAACCATAAAAAAACCAACCCATAC